TCACAGTCAAGCACAACCATCAGGCCGTCTATCGCGTCATCTACTCCGACGGTTAAAAAATATCGTTCAAGGGCTATATGTTGCTGTTGACCTTTTACGTCGTCTTCGATATTCATATTACAACCATGTTTTTCTAAATTGTAATAATACATCTTAGTTTGTGGCGATTTGCGTTTGATTTCCTTAACAATGTCAACCGATAAATTATCATAATAAATTATCGGCTGGGCGTCGCTGCCATAAACCTCGTCTATACTGTTCAATAGCACAAACAGATAATCGGCAAAATCATCGCTATATACACAAGTTAAAAATCGTAGTGGTTTCATTTTGCCTTTTTCTTCTTACTCCCGGCAAGCCGTCGGATCGTTTTTTTAATAGTTAATGTTCATCCGTCTTCAAGAACAATGTAATCGCTTTCTGTCCCATGACCACAACAGCTAGACGTGGTAATTATTCCATTATCATTTAATGCTTGAACAATATTTGATATACAATTATCTATGTGTCCGGTTTTTGTTTTTTGTGGTAATTTTCCGCATCGTTTACAAACACGTTCATCTTGTACTATCTCATTATTATCTATATACCGCCATTGTTTGCCGTCATAAATAGCTGGCCATCCGCGAAAATTACTATATAGACTCACTTTACCTTCTTCTTCCTGCCCCCGGTAAACTGTCTAGCCGTATTGCATTGTTTCTTTTTCTTGTCCGCCTTCGTTTGCCGTCGTCGCTCCGCCCGACTGTTTTCCTGTCGCTCGGCGTATTCGCGTGATTCTGGCTTGTGGTTAGCAAGAGTATTTTCTAATACTTTTTTCATGGCGATACCGGTCTGTTCGAGGTTGAATAATCGTTGAGCCTTATGTCTTATAGTGTAACTATCCTGGCAGTTCTTACCTTCCTGTATCGCTTGCCAACATTGGGCTATTTGGTCGGCATAAGCCTCAATGTTTCTTGGGTCCACACCGAAATGAGTATAGGCACAACCGCCCCCCGCTACTATCGGAGTGCCACAAGCCATAGCCTCGCGGATAACGCGGGTAGCGATTACATGAGGTGTTACTACAATATCAGCCGCCCGATACGTCTCGGCCATTTTTGTAATCGGACCCTTGCGGTCGCCGATACCGCCTCTATCGTACAGCCATTTAATCATATTTGTAATTGCATCGTGTTTGCGGATACCGTAAATATGAACCTTAGCGGTCGGACAATATTTCTCTCTAAACAATAACGCGGCATGTATAACGTTATAAGGCGTGGTGTCTTCACGCCATTGATCGACAACTACGATGTTGGGCGACCCGGAATTTTCGCCAAAGTCTCGTTTCGGACCTTCCGGGCAGAACGCTTCCAGGTCGCACATCGCAGGTACGTAATTTAACTTCGAATTGTCAATGAGCTGCGACCAGTGGAATATATGTTCGTCCCAAAACGAGACGAACGCATCCCACGCATCACGTTCGGTATATACGGTGCGATATACATCGTTTCTAGTATAGACGCCTAATAAAAACGAGTTTTCCGGGCGGCCATGTAAGCACATGACCTTCGGCTGTTTACCGGAGTACATATACTTTTGTGGCACTAGAACATGCCGAACCAATATATCAGCTTCGTCCGCCCATTCCATTTTTTCGGTAGTCAGCCAGTCGTCTTTATGAATTCGTGCGCGGGTGAATTCGATTCCCGGTGAACTATCAACCGAAATCAGCCGGGCGTCTATCCCCTGCATTCGCTCGGCTTTTATCAAATCCTTTACCGTGCCGTATTGCCCGGATAAATTAGGGGCAAACCGGCTGAAGTGTGCTACTTTCATAATCTCTCTTTCCATTAGGCTGACCGTTTCGCCGCTTCTTTTCCGCTAAAATGTTTTTCACAAAGATGGATTACTAAAAAATAATAACATGCACTTAAAAATCCAAACATGTATGCGATAATTACAGTTGCCATGATCTCTCTTTCCTGATAACGATGATTTTCTTGAATAAAAAAAGGCCGACGCCGCCATGAACGGAGTCTAATACTCCGCCTACGCATGACAGGTGAGTTAAAAAATAGCAGCGACAAAACTCGAACCTGTGACCTCGTGGTTATGGGCCACGCGAGCTAGCCAACTGCTCTACGCTGCGATATAAATCGGCAGGCCCGACCCCTCGACGGGCCGTACCGATATATTGTCCTAATGGTACTAGGGTTTTTTACAACAAAGTTGTTGCCAACAGAATCGTTGGACTAATCAAGAATCGCAGTAGGAGGGACTTCCTTCTGATAACGATTGTCTTTAACGAAGATGAACGTCAAGCTACACATCACCGAAGCTGCCGGATCGCTAACCGTGATGTAAAAACAATCACGACTAACTCCGTCGTCGGCGGCGTTGTAAACATCCGCAGCGTCAACCTCGATAGTCGTCATCCCGCCACAAATACTATCCGCGTCAGAATCGTTAGGATTCCAAGCGTCGGATGCGGCCATATCGGATAACTGTAAATCGGAAGTGTTGGTTGTCATCGTTTGGGCGGTATCCCAGGTGTCCCCGGCTAAATCAGAAATCGTAGCCATTGCCACTTGAGCCTTACGCCACTTAAACGAATCCATCGCAACGGCATTAGCACCGGCAACCGTAGAACATGCGTAAAGATTAATTGTGGCGTCGGCTATTGCCGATGTAACGCCAAAGTTAAATGAACACAGTACGTGGTCGTAATTCTTGAGGCTAATCGCCCGACTCTGCGTAGTGCTGTTAGCCAATGAACCCGAACTGTTACCAGCCGCCAGATCAAAAGGCGGCCATCCTTGAACAATATGAATAGGTCCTAATTGTCTCATAGTATATTACCGCCTTTCTATTGGGTGGACAGAATAATAAACGGACTAAGTTCGTTAGTATTATCTGTACCACCGGTCGGATGTTTCGGGGTTAAAGGTTCGCTCCAGTGGGGTTGCCCGTCATAACGCAATACGGCCCTGAAGGCTACTTCGTCGTAATCAAATTTAAGATGGATCGACTTGTCCATCGCCGGACTATTTCGCCCGGCCTTGCCGCCGATAAGATACTGACTGAAATCAGCTAGTATAATATCACCGGCAACTCTCGGAGCTTGGCAATGCTCAGTAATAATTACCGGGCGGCCAAAAATCGTGCCGTAAGGGGATACCGCGGCATTAGCGGGATCGCCGCCAACGTAAACCGGGGTATGGCTCGTAGTGATATCCGAACAATCGGAATCTTTACAACTCACACAAGCGGTCATTAAGTCTGGCAGAGTCGAAGGTGCGACCAGCCAGACGGCTTGCTGATGGCCTCCGGCATACATCGAACTCCACATATTTACTAAATCAAGATAGCTAATGCCGCAACCAGAACGGGTACGGGTAATCAGACATCCAGAATTCATTATACCGAGCGGCATATTGGCTCCGGTGCCATTGATGAAATCATTGTCCTCTTGAAAAGCGATAGCTTGACCAAATAAATCATTGATCATGGGTTCGATAGAAATGGGAGAATCTTCCAAAAGTTCATCCGAAACGTAAGTCAGCAATACTGTTTTATGCAGCGTCAACTGAATGCGTTCAAATTTAGGCTTGGAAGGATTCTTGGGCCCGGCTTCGGCGGGACGCTTGATTTGTAACGCACCAAACAATCCATCGCCTGCCGGACGGTGATCGTAATCGACTAATCCGGGCATTTGAATAGAGTTGGTATTCATCGGAATAAATCTGGCTAGTGGTCGAACGACAGATTTTTCTAATGATCGTTGCAATAGTGAGGCTGAGAATTCGGTCGGAACCAAATACCCACCCTGTTCAGGATCGACTTCCGCCATATGGCCGGTAGTTTTTTCCTGCCAAGAATCTTTTGACTTATCGGCAGTCATTTTTTGCCAGATACGCATTTTCTTATGAATTGCGGTATTACCGCCAGGGTTTTGCCCTACATCATATACGCTCTTGGCAAATTCTGCCATGCAGGAAAATCCACCTTTGGGATCGTCCTCGGCGAGGTCTTGGACCTCAAATTTCGGACCTTTTGGAATAAAGTCCTTCATCGCTATGACAACTGCTTTGGTGACGAATTCTATATCATCTTTACGTTTTTGATTCTCGTCTTCTGGTTCCTCGACAACTTCGGGAATCACAATTTCAAGAACGCCCTCGTCGATATAAGGTTGAATCTCCTTTTGGGAATGATTCAATTGAAACACCTTATTTTTCGGATATAGCTTATCGCCATTTTGCCAGCCATCATCGCTTAAAACACGAATAGTTAAACTCATGTTATGCTCCTATGGGAGAGACAAATTAATCAGCCTTGCTTGTTCGGCCTCATAAATAGCGGCGTCCATCTCATCGTCCGATCTCGTAATGAGCGGCGACGAAATTGGATGGCTGGCGACTATCTCCAGAGCAGCAACTTGAAGGAGTGGGGCTTAACGCGCCCCGGACGAGCGTTACACTTTTCCCAAGGCGTTTCGCTCGTAAGAATCTTTAGCGTCCGCAATGATCTGTTGCGGATCGACAGTAGGTTTCATATTAAACTCTTTTATCTCTGTGATCTTAAAAACTTTTGGTTCGGTTACTGATAAAACATCTTTGGTTTCAAAGCTTCCAATCTCGAATACAACCGAATCGAATTGCTTTGGTTCGACGATAAACTCCGGCGGCTCCTTACCGAAGTCGTCTCGATAATGTTTGGCTAAATGATTATAAACACCCCGTCTGTTATCATTTGGTATTTTAGCGGTGAACAGTTGTAGTTTACTCATGGCTTCGACCAACCCATCCCAAACTAACGGATGGCTTGCTATCTTACGATGATGAATCAGTTTATAAGATTTAGGCGATTCTTTATCGTCGTTATCTATCCAGGCCGCCATAATTGCTAACTGCTCAACGTTAGCCTCTCGTGTTTCTTCGGACAAACTCCAACCGGCATTAACACCATCGACCGGTGTTTGGAAATACGGGATTGCCTTTTTGGAAACATCGGGTATCGGTGTATTGGGAGGCGAATAAAGACTTAATTCTTTTTGCATATCCACCGACATCTCTATCGTGCCTTTAGATACCGCCTCGATAGTGGCGTTCGGGTTGGCAGGCACATTGACGATGGAGAACTCTAAGAGTACAACCTTATCGTGTATCCACCTAACACCTTTTAAGTTGGCGTCGGCTTTAATTTCTTCGTCGGTTGGTTCGTGACCGGCAATTGGAATAAACCCGATTGATATAGTGTTTAATATTTCCTGTTGCATTAAGGTCAACACCTCCTCGGCCCGCGGTGTACCTTTAGCCATTAAACCTTTAGCTATTAAAGCGGTTTCACGTGTTACAGGATCGGTAAATCTTTTAATCCATCTTGCCCGACCGATTGCAGGTTGGATATAATCATGTGCCCACAATATCACCATATTTTTATTGTATTGGCGCAAATCAATACCTTCAGTGCTCACAATCTCATTATCGCGATCACGAATATTAGTAGTAATTTTGGCTATAAATTCCCTGTCGTTAAGTTTAATATCAGTAATATTGACGGAATCTTTACCGACATATGACTTGCGGGTAAAGCCCTCTAGCATTGACGGATTAGTATAACCTTCGACGCTAATCTTTTGCTCGATTAACTTAACAATTTCTAATTCTTTTGTACTATATGTTATAGCCATAATTACTCCAATTAAACAACTATTTTGTAGTCTATCGAAACTAAACTTATCTTTCTTGGCATTAAAGTTTAGTTAGTATATATATTCATTTGACATATAAAGTTATTCTGTCACCGGCAACCAGCTACATCGACAACTAGGATGCAACGGCTGAGACGGCTTCGAATCAATCGGAAACACTTGGCCGCTATAAGACATACATATTTCACAGGCATCACCCGCCGCATTCCATTCTAGTTTTGCAATGCCCGCTTGTTTGTACGTATTAACCGAGCCTTCGCTTATAGCTTCAGCGGTTTCAGTTCTAGCAATCATGTTAGACCGCTGACGTAACTTATCTTTATATAATGCCTCGATCTGTTTGCGTTTTGGAACGAGCTTAGTCGGCTTGCCTGTTATTTTATCGGGATACCCGTCCTTAAACCTTTTCATCTCTTCCCATTGCCGTTTGTTCAATCCGATATTGTCGCGTATCTCTGAAGCAATTTTAACATGCGTATTACCTTGATTTAATCCTTCGGTAATTATCCCCCGAACTACCGCCTCGGTATTCCTGGTGATAGCAGTAACGCGAGAAACGGCATGTTGTTTAGCCCACTCTATCGCAGACGTCGGCCCAATGATCGGTAACGAAACAGCATTTGATATGTGTGCCGCGGCAAATTTACCACCGGCATTTAACGACCGTATAATCTGTGGACTTAACGTAGCAACCCCCGACTCTTCAACAGCATGCCAGGCCATAACGGTAGATGATTCGTAGGCGTTTATACTGCCTATAGTAAACTGGTTAATAAACGGCATAACAATAACTGTTGTGGCCGCGAACCAAGCCAACGCCGCCCGTTCCATATCGGCTTCAATCTTGTTTAGTTCATCAAGGTCGGTAGTCACCGTTAGTGTTTTATTGTGATTATTACATTCATGATGAAGACTTATAGCCTTTGCCATAATAACAGCAGCTCGAGCTTTTTCGGTATCGGCATCCGATTCGTTTTCAGCATCGGAACCATCGCCGCCAAACGCGGGCGGTAGTACAGGTTTAGGCGGATTAATGATTTGGTCTAACGTCTTTAATCCGCTTGGCACTAATATCGTGTCGCCGCCAGGTACAGGTTCCAGTCCGTCCATTTCCCGCACTTCGTCGATAGTTAAGTTTCCTAGTTTTTGCCGCTCAGTCTGTTTCCTTAATTGAAACAACTTATCTTGTGGAACCGGATCGTCGGGAGCTACAAATAGTTTATCATCGTATGACGGCATGATGTTTTGATTAATCATATCCGCTTCATCAATAACTAACGGTTTAATCGTGTCCTGCATATAAGTATAATTAGCCGCCTCCGCGTGTGCCCGCGTGCTGTTCTCTGTCACCTTAGATACCGGCACACCAAATATACCGAATATTTTTTGTAGTGTTTGATTCATCCCCTTTTCATAATTAATATCAGTAGGCTTCCAGGCCAACGGCAACGGTTTCAGCCCGCTATGTAAAATGGCAAACTTACCCGCGTTAGCAAATCCGACATGTAATCGCATCAACTCTTTACGTTGCCGTTCGATAGATGTATCGTTGACAAATTCGTCCGTGCCTAATACGAAAGGAATAATCGCCCCGTTGTCTAAAATCGCCCGTTCGTATTCGTCAAAATTGGCATTTAACGTCACCGCTAAATACGCCGCCTCCATCGGACCTAACCCATAATACATCGACTTGACGGAGGGGAATTTAAAATGAACTACATTTGATGGATCAAATTCTTCTTGATTATTCGGCTCTAAACCATAAGTATAGCTTTTAATAAACTTTTCTTGGTCTGAAATAATCTTGACACATTGCGACGGCATAACCCAAATGGATTGCGGGACGCCGTTTAGGTCTTTAGCGACCAACCAATAAGCGTTGCCGGTTACTTGCTTATACAACTGGGTTAATGCTCGAAGACTAAATCCGTTCAAGAATTGATTGACTTCGCGCGACAAATTAAGCCACGGGTGATCCAATACTTCTTCAACATCAACCGCCTTATTCATATACGGTATTAATTCGGGCGTGTTAAAAAATCGCTCTTTAGTCGCCTTGGATACCGAGCGGGTAGGCACGTTACGTCTAATTTTACAACTGCCACGAGGAGTGCCCCGAAACAGACGCAACGGATTAGCCGCCACCGCATTAGCGTTGCGGTTAGCACAGGCATACGCCCAGCCACTATACTCTTTGATTAACGCCAGATAATCTACCGGCGTAGATATTCCGCGCTCAAACGACGAATACTTAGGCAATGACGCCCGGATAAATCGACGTATATCGGGTGGCAACTTTTCGAGTTCGCCTGCGAATTTACGATTATCTAACCATCGAGAAATGATGGGTATTTTCATGTTATGTCCACATTGAATGTGTGTTTATTGATATGATTGCCCCCGGAAAATTGATATTAATATTCTTGGTATTTACGCTAGGAGAATAAATAGTCTATTTTTTCGGGCGGGCTTTTGGCTTGGGTAGCGGATTAGGTGGCCCTTTGGTATAAAACTTCGCAATAATCGGTGCGTATTTCTCTAATAAAACATCCATTTTTTCTGCTGATTTTCGCAACAGACAGGCGATGTCTTTGTTTGCGTTTTCAAGTGTGACTATGCGACCATGAATATCGGTAACTACCTTGGAACCGTCTTTGTCGATCCGCAATAAAATTGTAGCTAATGCTTTCTCGTTTCGTTCAAGTTCTCTAATGCGACGGTACGCGGCATCAGCAATAAACCGTATGTGTTTTAAACAATCATCTCTGGTATGCCTGAACGTCCGAATCTCTTTAAAAATACCAGTCACATGTGAACTGCCACATAAACGACAAGTATCACTATCGTGATTTATCGGTGTTCTTTTTTTCCAAAACATCTTGTTCCTTTCCTAATATCCGTATTTATTTTTGCACATTTCGTTTCAGTCTTTTAGTCGTACCATCGGAGTTGAGTTTAAATGCACTGTAAACCACCTTCTCTAAAGCGGCAATACGTTCGGCCTGTGTCGGCGACTTCGATGGTTCGATTTTAGGTTCAACTTTTGCTTCAATTACCGGCTTCGACTTTTGAATTGGCGGTTCAACTTCCGGCTTCGGTTCAACCGGCATTCGTTTTTGTGTTTCAGCTTCCAAGACTTTGGTTAGATAGGTTTTGTTTGTTAGCATAAGTTATCCTTTAATAATTAAATTGTATTTTGCTTGAATATCATTCGTTATATTCGACAGCACCGACATCCTTTTATTTAGAGCCGGAATTAATGCCTTAAAATCAGAGGCGGGCAATATAGTATTTACGTCGGTCATTACATTATCTATCCCGGTAGCGGCATGGCTATTTAAGTCGATTTCGATTGTATCGTTATCACCGATCTTTTCCATTATTTCTATCAGGCGCTTGATTCGTTTGTGCTCTACCTTGCATTTGCCATACAAAGATATGTCATTGGCCAAATCATCCATGTTTACGTTTGTCATATCCTAATCCTCAATTTCATCTTCTATTCGATCAAGAGCCGAAAGTATCCCGTCACACTTATCTATCTCTCTCGAAATGGCTTTACCAAGATCACGCAATCTCCACAGTGACCATATAAATATTCCGGCAACCAGTGGTAAATATATATAAAACATGGCCCACTCGTAATCATTCATCCTTCACCGCTTCCCAACAGTCCTCGGTAAAATAATCGTAATCCTTATCCATTAAATCAGTACTCATCAGCTCGATATGCCGCCGCTGCTCGTCTAATTTCGCCTGTTGTATTTTATTGTTAATTACTTTATCGCGTTCGATTTCTTGCCAACGTAGAAACGCGGCGAACCGTTCCTTTGTTGGAAACATCTTAGCGAATAATTTACCGGCTTGGGCTAGGTTCATTTAGCAATCTTCTTGGCGGCGTCTAATATAGCCTTGTTTTGCATAATCTGTAATGTTATATCTAAAATCGCTAAATCTCTATCCCTCCCATCCAAAATACCCATCTCGTCGGCCATAGCTTTAGCGTGTTTTATCGCACCTGTTTGGAATGGTGTTAATTTCCCTTTTATCATCTCAAATCCTTTCCGTTAGATTCAACCAATTATACCTAAAGCAAATCTGCATCCAGGACAAACATAATCGCCATCACATTGACATTGATAGAATAATTCTGGCCTGCCTTTGGGGTCATCCTTTAATTGACAGGTTGCCGGAATACTAGAGGTATCCGCATGCTTATTGTTTTTGTCGTAACAACAAAACCTTCTTTTGTCTTGTTCGTTGTCAGGATGACCGACAAGGCGAAACTCGCAATCCATTTCATCACACTTTATCAATCTAAGTTTATAATCACTCATCGCCAATCCTTTCCGTTAAGTCCATACGCCAGATTCATCTTAGATTTTTGGCCCGCACTTACCACAATAGTATTTTGTGGTATCATTCGTAAATATCTCGCCTCTGGGATATGGAGCATCAAAGCATTGCATAATCAACGTTGCGATTCTCCATTTATCGGGGATTCTATCGCCCTCATGGCCCGGCTTGAAAACCACTGTTTCGCCACAATCATCACAAGTAAACTTTTTGGTTATTTCTATTCCCATAATCCTGCCATCTCCGTTTCCACTTCTAAATCCTTAATACTCAATATTTTTTTTCCTTCATCCACCATCGAATCTAAATCAGATATAGTCAACGCCCCGCCCGGTATCGCATCGTCGTTGATTTTCGGAGGTTCCATTTTATCGCTAAACAATATCATCGGCGAATCTAGTTCGGTGCTGTAAATGATATATCGCAAAGCATCCACGGTGTGATCGTCTTTTTTAGCAGGCTCGTCATTGGGATCACGTAAATCAGTTCCTTCTGGGTAATGGTAGGCTGCCAACTCTCTGATAAGATTGACACAATTATCGTGGATATATAATCTTGGTTTTCCATCTGCCTGAACCTTCAGTGCCCGCTGGACCGCTTCTATCCCGTTTCTGACAGCTTTTTTAGCCGGGGTGGTCTGGATGCCGTACTCCCACAGTTCAGCCCGATCCTGGGCATCGTGGTCGGCATAGGTGGCGTTATAAACATCAGCCCCACCAACCATCTTAATCCGGTTAGCATGTGTAGCCAGAGTGGTTTGCGCCCGGTAGTACTCATTATAAGCGTGCCACCGGTTGTCACAGTCACGCGCCAACCATAAGGTAGTAAACGGGTTGTTAAAGCCAAAGTCTATTCCTCGATATCGCTCCCATGATGTGGGAATATCGAATCGTGGTATAACGTGGGTCTGTTTGCTAAATGTCTTGTAAACTGCCCCCATGAACGACGCGAAGTGGCCTTTAATTCTAGTCTCTTGTACTTCTTCCGGCCATTCCGCAATGAGTGCATCAATAACAGAATCAGCAACGTAGCCGCCACGAGAGATACGATTATCATTGAGATTAGCATAAAATACCTCATACCCATCAGGTAGCGTATTAAACTTATCTTCCAGCCACGCCTGCGGTCGAATCGGCGTCATCGACCAGGCAAGAAACGAATCAGGCTTTTCTAACCGAGCCTGCATCTCTAACCAAATCGCATGAGCGTCGTGACCACACTGCTCGTCGGGATATATCGCGTCAATCGCCCTGCCTTCAAACGCTTTTCTTCCTTGATCGAACGACTTGAATTCGATCTTGTTGCCATTAATAAGGGGGATTTTTTTGGGTATACTATCTTGCTTGTTATGCCAGATTATCGGGTGGGCGATTTGATTATCGGGCAAATAGTTTTTTATCTTCTCCTGCCACAACAACTCCCCCACCAGTGGCCAAGTATCGGCACACGCCCAGATAGTGGCGTTCGGCGGCGTTGTGCGGGTTTGATGTACGCCCAGGGCGTAGGTGGTCAAATCGTAGCCGATGTTGGATTCGGACTTGCCTGACCGGTTGCCGCCTGATATGAACCGATACTTTGCTGCCGACTGGTGGAATAATTCAGGTGCGGGTAGAGGTTTGTAGACGCAAATCGCCTTGCCCAGTTGTTTAATGGATTGGATTAGGCGGGGGTTAGTCATCTAAAGATTCGATTTGTGTTTTATTGCACTTCTCGCATTTGCGTCGCTGAAACCTTTTAGTGTATCTTATAATCTTGCCGCTAGCGTCACAAACGCCTACCGTGCTCATAATTTTTTCAAATGTTTCCCATTTCCCCCATTTATGAAACCAGCATCGCATGTTATTCCTTTCCGTTAAATCTTTATATAAACCTCTGTAAACGGGTCGCCATTATCATGGGTATATGTTCGAGATATTATATTGGGCTGAAAGTCAAATTTGAGTACATCGACATACTTATAGTCAATATCAGGTTTAATCGTTCCCACACACTTTGGCTTGTCGCCGTCAACCTGCATCATAATGCGTAACGATCCATGAGACACCACAAGGCTGCCAAAAACCCCACAGCTAGTCTTGTTATCCTCGATCCACACATTAACCCGATTGTCGGCCTGCGGTTCGTCTTTGCCTGCCATCAGTTTTATCTTGCTCATATCGTCCTTTCCTTCATGTTACCGATCCTTCCATATTCCATCATCGTCCAGACTTACGCCGTCGTCGTCACACCAAAACACCTCAACCAACTCTCCCCAATCTCTGTTAGGCCTTAACAATCGGTGTAATTTTTTACGGTCGAATCGAGCCTGCCCTAACGGGTCTGTCGTCATAGTCTTGGTATTCATCTCGTGGACAAAACGCTTAATGGCTATTGGTATATGCCACGATTCGCGACCACTTGGGATTTGTATCTTTTTCCAGAATTGTCCGTTTACAAAAAACGGAAACTCTTCGTATTTGTCATTAAGCATCGCGTGTTATTCTTTTCTTACCACGCCTCATCGAAGGCCGGGTTATCCTTTTTGTATCTCGCCGCAATATTCTTGATGGCTATTAGCCTATCAATTAAATCGTCGATCGACGGCAATCAGCCGTATCGTTCATCCGTTATTATTTCCGTAAAAATCGCCGGTGCCTATAATTTTAACGCCTGCCTGTCAATCCAGGTTTTAAGCGGATTCGCATGTATGGCAATCACGCCAAAGACCTATGCCCGCACGTCGAGACCTCCATGAGCCGCGATCACCGGCCACTCTGTTATGGGCTTCCCTCGTGTCATACCGACGGTTATTCGCTATTCTTCCTAATCGCCTCCCGGAATATTTCCATCGCCTCGGCGTTGGTTATCTCGGCCGTCTGCTGCACGATGTGATCAGGAACCTTGCCCTCGGACCGGTCAATCGTATCACGCAGGCGATTGTATTCGCCCTTGCCCATTTTCTCCACGTGCTTCAAAGCGATGATCTGGGCCATGATTAACTTGTTGGTGTCTAACGCCTTAAGTTGTTCCGGCGTCATCGCTACGTATTCGCAGATATACCGCCACAGGTTCATCTTGGCTTTAGGGGCACCGGCGGGGTTGCCGGACTCGCCGGGCTTCCATTGATACGGTTCGCCTTCTTTCGCCAAGTTTGGATTGCCGGATTTTTTGCCGGGTCTAGATGGTCGAACCCCTGATTCCTGTTTAGCAGCATTTGTGACCACTTTTTTAGATCGCTTTTTGTGACACTTCTTAGCCACACTATGCAACCCCCCTGTCGCCTACATATTCGACAGTGACGGCCGCTCGCCCCTTAGATGTTTGTAACCCTGGAATCGTATGAGGTGCGTTACCTACCTTCTGCACACCAACCACTTTCCACAATGGAGACTTAGACCAATGTGACACAAGCCCAGGATGCGACGCTTTATCTCGCACGCGATAACCTTTTTGTTTATAATAATCGGCCATTTTATCTAATACCGCCGCTCCAATACCCACGCCCTGATAGTCTGGCAATACTACTAATCTGGACCCTCTAATCATGCCCTTATATCCTATAACAGGCAAATAGGACCGAAACGCCACTGGTTTATCCTCCCACAATACAATAAAACTTTGTGCCGCAACGTGCATTTTGCTCGTTAAATAGTGATATTTAGCAAACATTCCCCACGTTTTATGATGGGTACGGTATATTTCCAGTTTAATGTCCGGTCGCCGAAGACACCTCCGCGTAAAGGCGTTATTACTTAAATCATATATCCAATCAGGTCGCAGCCATTCGGCTATATCATAATGACAAGATAGCATTATATATTGCCTACCATTGTCGCTTCGATTGACCGCTTTATGTACTGCCGATGATCCCACTTTAGCAACGGTTCTGTCGACTACGCTGGTAAATTCGTCGATCACACATAACGACGGACCTTCTAATAATATTCGTGCTAACTCGGACCTAAACTTCTCGCCGTTTGATAATACCCTAAAAGGCCTTGACCAGTTGGGCGTCGAGCCAAACCCGACAGCAGTTAATGACCCACACACTTCTTTAATCGAAAACTTCTTATCGAAACCATCGACAACGGCCTTGTTTTCCGGCCATTCAAATCCAGTATGATAAGCCGACTCGCCAAATAATTGCTTGCCTATAGTTGTTTTGCCTGAACCGGATGGACCTAAAATAAGACCAATTCGCCAATCAGTATTTTCAATAGGAATATTTACATCCCATGATTCTTTTGATTTCTCGCCAAAACTAACATCATACAGCGCCGCTACTTGCTGCACTCTGAACGTCGATTCAATATCAGTTTCAACTACAATATTAGCAGACGGCATTTCAATCCTTCTTTAGTCAACCGTTCATATAATTCTCGTTGTTCGTTTTCGCTTTCCACTTCACAAACAACTTGCCAAACGGCATTTATCTCAACTTCTTTTATTTCCTTTTCATCCAGACCCCCCATCAGTCCCCCGATCTCGGCCATATCAAACCCGGATAATTCAAGGTTCAAATCGCCAGTATCCAAATCTTGAAACAGGTCACCCAGTGCGGGCCAATCCCATTCGGTCAACTCCGCCGTCTTATTATCGGCAATCACATACATCTTAGCATCGTTGCCGGATAACGGTAATCGTATAACAGGTATCGACTTAACGCCCGCTTTTATCGCAGCCTTCAGCCTGGCATGGCCTGCAAGTATAATCCCATCAGCGTCCAGTAATATCGGGTTCGTCCAGCCAAACGCTTCGATAGACTTTACCAGCTTATCGACAGCCTCGTCCGGGTGTTTGCGTGGGTTGCCCTTAAACGGCTTTAGTTTGCCGACAGGCACGTATTCGATTTGTAGTTTATCCTTTTTCACAATCCCGCCTTACTCCTTCACCACAAAACTCGCCTTTGTGTGTATGGGGGAAGGCGTTATCACCGCTACTGGTGGGCCTGCCAATACAACAATCGCCCGAATCGTAACGCCAATCGCCCTCTTCAAACGTCCACTTCTTATATTGATCGTTCCATTCATCCCAATAAATACAGTCCTTGCAATAACACACCGTAGGCGATACCGGCGGGGGTGGAGGCGGTGGGGGAGGAAGCGGCATTGCAACCATTATATCACCTTTCCGGGACTAATTAGTACTCGTCTATTTCAAGCTTCATATTACTGAATTTTGACGCACCAAGAACATTGGGGAACATGGTCAAATAGTTTATATTTATCAAGCTTAAAAATCTTAAAACGTCCTCTCGGTCCTTGTTTGGAATTTTTATTTTAAGCAAGATACGGCTCTTACTGTCGCCCGGACAAGCCCTTTTAACTAACGATTCTATGTCTTGACCGTCAATAACTACAGTGAATATACCTTGTTGGGCTAAAAAACTGGGAAGCCGAAAAGATAGTGGGTCAAAATATTGGAAACACTCGGTCCGATCTTCGAGTGCTTGATAATCAAGTGCATAAATAACCCGGTGGGGAGACTGAAGACTGTTGTCTAGGTTCTCCAATAAACTATTTAACAAGCCCCTTGTTTCGCTTTGCGTTTTCTTATCACGCGACAAGCATATCGTTTTCTCGTATAAATCTTTATTGATTTTGTTTTCTAAAACGCTTGGAAGTCTGATTTCTTTTTCATTAAAAGCCATAAAAGCGGCGATAAACGGAGACTTAGACCAAGTGATTAAGGGTGTTTTTAATTCGCTGTCTTGTCCGATTGCCCAAAAATGATTTTTGTTTAAGTGTCCCTCTTTTGTGTTTCTTTTAATCTCCTCGACACTGGGATCGTCGAAACATCCTCGGAAGGCATAGGCCGATGATCGGCGATGATCTTTCATGTTGTCTTTGCGGTTTTTATCCACCATCCGGTCAAACTCTGATTCTAATTTCTGTAAACTATCATCACAGCGTTGCCCTCTCCAGATAAAGTCCTTATAACACAAGGGTTGCGGGTTGTTTTTCTTTTCAATGTCTTCTGTTTTTCTAAAACAAAAATATTCATTCAAAAAAGACTGATAATCATCCCATGAATTCAGCGTCTTTTCGGCTACTCCGTTTTTGAATTCGAGAATCTTTGTTTTATTATGTTTTCTAGACATCTCTTTACCTTTCTGATTTGTCATATCACCTTTCCTTGCCTACACATACAGCCACTTGTTGATGCTTTTGCCGCAAGCTTCATCTCCTCTTGTACGAGGAAAATTCATACCATTAACATGCGAAAACGGAGGATTAATGACACAAAACCCGGTCTTGTCTGCATCACCTTCACCCACAGAATCGCCGTGTAGTTTTTGTTCTAGCGAGTTCCATTTTCTCCAATAAGCACAATTTTTGCAGTTACACATCATATCACCTTGCCCGGCTTAACATGGGCCACTATTTCGCTCATACCGACGATTCTAGCAGGCCACGCCCCATTTATCTGCTTTTGATAGTGTTGGCCTTGTACGGGTCCGGGCAACCACCTTGCCGGGACGCATACGGCGTTTTCATCCACGCCCCAGGCTTCGATGTCGGTTTTGCTTGCCGGGATCGCTATTATGGGAAACTATCCTCGCTGTAATCGTCGTAAGACGGCGGCCCATTGTCGCCGTAATCGCCGTCCATTCTCTCGCTATCGGTTTTATCTAGTATCGCATTGAATCCGCCACTGTCGTCATTACCAGCGACGCCGCCCAATATACTAAGGGTTTTCCCTGCCTTGTGTTGATTACGCCTTGCTATATCAATAGCCCTTGCAATAACCGCTTTCTCGTAATGATTTTTCATGTGACCAAAGTCGTTAAATATTTGATTGCCGTCTTTTTGTATAGCATCCAAGAAAACATCGTGCACGGCACACTCTGCGTCTTCGCGTCGCTTAAGTTTAGTGCTTGCAAGGTTTATTAATTCAGTATGATGATTGTTGTAAAACTTTTCTATATTCATATTACACATTGCATTATAATCTAACCTCTATATATATATCGAATGGGAATCCAAAAAAACAACCCCTTGCCTGTTTAACTATATAACAGACAAGGGGTTACGTGGGAATAAAAAAACAACCTAACTACCGCAATATATCTTGTGCCTGACACATTGCCCTCTTGCGTAGCCTCCTTGCGGCCTCTGCCGTTATCCCCATCTTTAAGCCGATTCGCTTATACGACCACCCTCTCGCTTTAAGTAGTATTACCTTTTTTTGCTTTGACGTTAATTGTTCTAATACAAATTCCAATTCTGTTATATTGATCGGCTTGTTGTTATCGTCCATGATTATCACCTTTCTCACTTTCGCCGAAATAAACATACCGGGCATGGCCCTGTGATATAATTAAAACGCGGTGGAATACTACCGGCCCGTCGATTAAAGGAATGCGAATTTTATCGGATTGAAGCTGTGTGTTGCCCCAATATCTGCCATCATATATTAATATGCCACCGTCATGGCCGTAATCGCCTTTATCATCCATGATTATTCCTTTATTTAATATTATCCTCAAGTAGTTTTTCCGTTATTCGATTCCTGCCTTTCAACCATCTGGGCGACGGCTAATTCCATCTGTAACAATTGAACCAATCCCTCGCCACCGTCACCGTATTGATTGTATTGATGAAATTTAGATTTAATCAAACTAATATGATTTAACGCACTAATCGGACCATCGGTTAAAATTTTATGGTCTAAAAATTTAAGGTAGGCAAGTTCTTTATCGGCAACCTTTTTCGCTCGGCCCTTATTTTCT